CTTGGCCGGCCTGTCCTTGGGAAACGCCCGCTGCCGCAGTTTGTGGAGTGGATGATGGGGTTCCCGATCGGGTGGACAGAACTGGAGCGCTCGGCAACGCCGTTGTGCCGTTCTTCCCTCAGATCCTCGGCAACGCAATCCTCGCAGCAGCTTGAGAACGTGCCATGAAGAACGCGATCTGGCTTCCAGGCTATACGATCACCATGGAGTACGTCGGAGACGGCGTGCAATACTTCCAAGTGGCGTGCGCGACTGCCGCAGAGGCATGCAGCAAGTGCGGCGTTGTCGGCCGTCTGTATCGCCACGGACTTGATCCGGCGTCCTTCCGGGACATCCCGTCCTTCGGCAAGCAAGTCGAGATCAAGGTCATTGCGCAGCGGTATCGGTGCCGGGAATGCGGCGGCACCACGAGCCAGCCGCTTCCCGGCCTGAACCGGAAGCGGCACATGACGGATCGCTGCGTCGAGTGGGTGATTGACCGCAGCATCATCAACACGTTCTCGTCCGTCGCGCGCGAGGTTGGCGTGGATGAGAAGACGGTTCGCAACATCTGCGTCCCGGCATTTCAGGCCAGACTGGCAGCGCGCAACATCACGACCGACCCGCACTATCTCGGCCTGCCGTACATCCTCGGCATCGACGAGTTGATGCTGGACGGCAAGATGCGCGCCATCTTCATGGACGTTGGCCGTGGCCGGATCATCGACATCATCGACGGCCACCACAAGTGGCAAGTCGCCCGCTGGCTTTACGGCCTGCCTGGACGGCAAGTCGTGCAGGTTGTCACCATCGACATGAGCACGGCTTACCGAGACGTAGCCAAAGCGAACCTGCCGAACGCCATCATCGTCATCGACAAGTTCCACGTCCAGCGCTGCGCCAATCAGGCACTCGACAGGGTGCGCAATCGTGCTCGCCGTCAGGCTACGGGCGCAGGCCGCCGCAATCCGTGGCGCGGCCAGCGCCTCCTGCGTATGCGCGAGCACAGGCTGAACCCTCAGCAGGCCATGGAAGTCGAAGGCATTGTCGCCAACAACCCGCTGGTCAGGGCTGCCTACGAAGCCAAGGAAGGGTTCTACCGCATCTGGGATGCGACAGACCGCGCCGACGCCGAGCGGCGCTTTGACGCCTGGAAGGCCACCATCAGCGACGACATCAAGCGCGAGTTCGGCAAGGTCGCCAACATGGTGGAGCGCTGGCGCAAGGAGGTCTTCAACTACTTCGACCACGCCCGCACCAACGCCATCACGGAGAACCGGAACGGGCTCGTGAAGACGCTCTACCGGAACGGCCGGGGCTACACGTTCGACATCATCCGCGCCAAGGCGCTGCTCGCACCCGCGCTCCCGCGCACCACGAAGGAATGCCCGATGTGCGAGAAGACGGCCACGGCCAGATCGTTCCGAGACGTGAAGCGCGTCGCGGAGGGCGTCGAACTCACCCATCATCTGTGCGGGAGTTGCGCTCACGTTTTCACCAAAATGTACCAGCCGTTCGTGGAGGCCATTGAGTGTGGACCGGATGCCTAACATCAACGGACAAATCCGAAATGCCAAATAATCTGCCGTCACCACGAAATTTTGTTGCGTTTGTGGCGTGAGTGAGTTAAACGAAGGTCAACACAGTCGATTGCGTCTGATCAGCCCGTGCGGTGCGGACAGAATCGGTAGAGGCGCATAGCCCGGATAGGGTTACTGCCTCAAAAACAACCCCACACAATACACCAGTTCGCCTCGAACCTCAATGGATTTGGGTTTCACGGGGTATATCCGCGTCCATTGGGTGCAGTCGCCCCTGCCATCAAAAACCCCGCCCATCCCTTTGTAGCAGCGTTCCTCCTCCCTAGCCTCAGCCGGACAGTGGACGAACCGCCATTGTCCGGCCTTTTCCAGGTGATTTGCATGGACATAAAGGCAACCGAACTTTTGCTCGTGTTGGCCGATGTGCTTAAGCAAGAAGGGTGGACAGTTGCCCCGCCCAGTAGGGCAAACCACAGCCAAAGAACCTACCATGCAGTGGCGCTTGCTCGAGAAGCGATGCCTGTCGGCGATGATGATATCGAGTACGACGTCCGCGCCGATTGGTTGACGGACAACATCTTGATGAAAGTTTACAGCACGAAGCGTCGCGCTGGGCTTGCCAGCTGCTTGACCCGCGATTGCATCGAAATGCCCGAAGACGACCTCGAAGCGACCATTAGAAAAAAATGGTCAGACCTGCGTAGCGCACTCAATGACAATAAGCTTGTCGCCAATGCCAAGGCCGAGAAGAAAAAAGCAGACGCAGTCAGCCGCGCGATCAGAAACTCCAGCCTCTAGGATTTGCGGCCCGGTCCAGCCATTGGGGGAATGACTAGCACCGAGCCGTTTGGGACGCCCTACGCAACACCAACGCGACGCTTACTGTCCATAAGATGTGCGCAGATTGTGGATATTCAATGGCGTCAGACCGTGAAACACCAGCCATGTTTTTCGTGAAACATTTCCATGCCTAAAAGCGACAAGCTTACCAAAAAGCAGGAAGCTTTTGTTCAGGAGTACCTGAAATCCCTGAACCCTACGCAGGCTTACCGAAAAGCCTATCAAAATCAAACGATGAGCGATGATGCGTGCAGGGTGGAGGGTAATAAACTGCTGAAACACCCTACGGTGGCCCTACGAATTGCGCATGCCACTGAAAAGGTTAAGGAAAAGAACGCACTTACGCTTGAAAAGCACATGGATCGCCTTCTGCAGTTATCAATGAAGGCCGAGGCGCTTGAGCAAATGTCGGCAGCCATCAAGGCTGAAGAGTTGCGCGGCAAGCTGCAACGTTATTACGTTGAGCAGGTTGAAACTGGTGACGCCAACGCTTTCAAGATCGCAGAAGACGAAGAGCTAGACCAATACATCACGATAGAAGCTCAGAAGCTGCTCCCTGGCTCTACCACGTCCCACTAATCTCGATGTCCGCGCTCGCAAAGAGCTTTTGGCGCTGGCGTTGCGGGAAAAGCGTCGCCGCGTTGATCGGGATAAATGCGAGTCCAGCCTGATCGATTTTGTCCAAGGCGGCTGGAAGTACATAGACCCGAACCCATACGTTCATGGCTGGCATCTTGAGGCCATCGCCGAGCACTTGGAAGCAGTCGTTCGTGGGCAGATCAGAAACCTACTGATCAACGTTCCGCCCAGAACGTCCAAAAGTTCGATAACGTCGGTTGCCTTTCCGGCTTGGGTTTGGACGCAGCGCGAAAGAGCTCCGCTCACCGGACCGCAAGTCCAGTTCTTGTTTGCCAGCTACTCGCACACGCTGTCGATGCGAGATAGCCTCAAGACCCGGCGCCTGATCGAAAGTCCTTGGTACCAGGACAGGTGGGGTGATCGCTTCAAACTCACCGGCGATCAGAACACAAAGGTCAGGTTCGAAAACGACAAAGGCGGCTATCGCCTAGCAACCTCGACCGGAGGTAGCCTTACGGGCGAAGGCGCCATGATTTGCGTTGCGGACGACGCAATGAACGCCGTCGAGGCCGAAAGCGAAGTCATCCGGCAGGGGGTAATCAGCTGGTGGGATGAAGCCCTTTCAACCCGCCTCAATGACCCAAAGACGGGCGCCTTCATCGTCATCATGCAGCGTCTTCACCAGGAGGACCTTGCAGGCCATATCCTAAGCCGGAACACAGGAGACTGGACCCATCTTTGCCTGCCGATGGAATACGATCCATCCAGGCATTGCGTCACGTCCATAGGATGGGAAGACCCAAGAACTGAGGATGGTGAATTGCTGTGTCCCGAGCGTTTCGGGCCGGCGGAAGTCAAAACCCTTAAGGCGCGCCTCGGTCCAACAGCCGCAGCCGGCCAGCTTCAACAAACGCCGGAACCCAAAGGTGGCGGCATCCTCAAGCGTGATTGGTGGGGCGTCTACGAACTCGAAATCGGCGCGCAACCTCGACATACCTTTGAATACGTCATCGCAAGCCTCGATCCTGCTTTTACAAGTAAGCAAGAGAACGACCCGTCCGGATTTGTGGTCTTGGGCGTCTACCGCGACATGGGGCGTCCAAAGATTGTCCTGCTTCACGCTTGGAAAAAGTGGCTCGAACTCCACGGACGCACCATCGAGCGCGAGCAGCAGGAAGGCAACAAGGCTTATCTCAAGCGCTCAATGCCGGAATGGGGCTTGGTTGAGTGGGTCGCACACGACTGTCGCCGCCTCCGTGTCAATACGCTTCTGATCGAAGACAAGGCCTCGGGCCATTCCGTCGCTCAGGAAATCAAGCGGCTTTACACGGACAAGACTTGGGGCGTGTCGCTCGTAAACCCCGGCGGTTTGGACAAGCGGGCTCGAGCCTACGCAGTCCAGCATCTCTTTGCCGATGGCATCATTGAAGCGCCGGCAAGCACAAGGGGTGAAGTCTACGAGTTCCGCGACTGGGCACAGATGGTCATCGATGAAGCGGCCAAGTTCCGCGGGCTTTCGGGTGACGAAGACAACCTCGTAGATGCCCTCACGCAAGGGTTGAAATACCTCAGAGACAATCGTTTGGCCCAACGCGCTGAAGAAGTGCGGGCGGATGACGAATTCTTTGCACGGCACAAGCCAAAATCGGAGCCGATTTACGATGTCTGAAGAAGCCGCCCAGTTCCCTACTGTTGACGACATCCTTGCCAACGCCTGCTTCAACGCCCAGCGCGTTGTCGCAAACCTTTCAGGACCGCCGCAGGTCATCAACGTGGAAGCCTGCATCGCGCTTCTCAGCCATTCCGCCAACATGCTGGCAGCCCTGCGCCCGCTTCTGAACAAGGCGAAGGAAGAAGTCGAAACTGAAGCGCGGGCTAACTAAGACTGATGGCAACGCCCCAAACATTGCCGGTTGACGATCTCGAAGACGAGACGCCGGACGTTGTGCAGATCGAGCACGACGATGGCACCGTCACGATCGACTTGTCAGGCGACGATGCTGGGGATGATGCCGACGATGAATTCGTTGGCCATGATGAGAACCTGGCCGACAAGATTGACTATCTGGAACGCGCTCGCATTGCCTCTGAACTGATTGAAGCTATCGAAGCAGACAAGTCCGGCCGTTCCGAATGGGAGCGCATGCGGGCCAAAGCCGTCGAGTTGATGGGCATCAAGCTTGAAAGCCCGAAGTCGGACGTGTCCAGTTCCAGCGCCGGCATTGCAACTTCAAGCGTCCGCGATCCAATCGTGCAGGATGCCGTGTGGCGCTTTCAGGCCAACACCTATGCTGAGCTTTGCCCCTCGTCTGGTCCGGTCAAGGTGGTCAACTTCTCCGCTGGCGAAACCACCAAGACCGATGACCTCGCCGAAGCGCTCGAGCGCGACTTCAACTACTACCTGACAACGACTGCATCGGAATATTACCCAGACACGCGGCGGATGCTGATGTGGACGGGATTGGCCAGCGGCACGTTTAAGAAGGTCTATCGCTGCCCGCTGCGGCGCCGTCCGGTCTCGGAGTACGTGGATGGCTCAGACCTGATCGTGCCGTCATCCGCAACCGATCTTAAGAACGCCGGCCGCATTACGCACGAAGCTTCAATGCGTAAATCGGTCTTGAAGCGCATGCAGATTGCGGGCGTTTATCGTGATGTCGATCTGGGGGGCGACCCCATGCAGGTCGAGCCCAACGCCGTCGAGCGCGCCACCAAGAGAACATCTGGCCTCAAGCCAGACACGCAACGCACCGAAGACCAAGAATACACGGTTTACGAGTGCTATTGCGAGTTGGACATCAAGGGATACGAGCACAAGGAAGACGGCAAGCCCAGTGGTTTGCCCCTTCCCTATCGCGTCTCCATCGAAGCCGGCACGCATGAGATCCTGGAAATCCGCCGCAACTGGGACGAGAACGACCGCGACCAGAAGGCCAAAATCCCCTTCATCCTTTTCCCCTACGCAACCGGCCTCGACATCTATGGTGTCGGCCTCGGCCAGATCCTCGGCAACATTGCAATGGCGCTTACAGCGCTGGGCCGCATATCTATCGATGCTGGCATGTTTGGCAATTATCCTGGCGGCCTGAAAGCCAAGGGTGCAGGCCGGCAGATCAGCAATGAAATCCGCGTGCCTCCCGGTGGGTTTGCAGAAATCGACACGGGTGACAAGCCCATCCAGCAGGCCGTCATGGCCCTGCCTTACAAGGATATCTCTCCGGCTCTCATCTCGCTGATTGAGCAGTGGCGCACAGTCGGCAGCAGGCTTGCCAACAGTGCCGACATCCCCGTAGGCGAAGGCAAGCAGGATGCGCCTGTTGGCACCACGCTTGCCTTGATCGAGCAGGCGACCAAGATCGAAAGCAGCGTCCATAAGGCCCTGCATGCGGCACAGAGCGAGGAATTCCAGCTTCTGGCCGAACTGTTCCGTGATGATCCTGAAGATCTATTCCGCGGCAACAAGCGCCCAGCTCTTGGCACTGACAAGGCCGAGCGCATCAAACGTTTTAAGGAAGCCCTCGACAACTGCGAAATCGTCCCCAAGGCCGACCCCAACGAGCCCTCGCATATGCATCGCATGGCGAAGGCGCAGGCGCTCATGCAGGTCGCCCAAGTAGGCGGTCCAGCCGTCAAGCAGATTGATGTGCTGAAGCAGGTCTTGAAGATGATCGGCTTTTCGGACCCGTCCGAATATGTTGTCGACCAACTGCCGCAGCAGCCCATGGACCCGAAGCTTATCGCTGCCCAGCAAAGCGCGCAGCAGAAGCAGGCGGACCTCGCCGCCAAGATGCAATTGGCTCAGGTCAATGCAGCCACCAAGGAAAAGCAACTTGCGCTGCAGGCTCGAGACCAAGACCTGAAGCACCAGAATAACCTTCTCAGCTTCCACTCCAAGACCGCCGATCGCAAGTCCAAGGAGGACATTGCGATGATCCAGACGGCCAAGGAACTGATCCAGGCAACGGCTGTGCATCCCGAAGCAGAACCGCTCGTCGATGACCAGCTCGCCCAGTGGCTTCCGTACTTCCAAGCAGACGCGTCCGGCAACATCATTCACTAGGAGCAAACCCATGAAGGACGTCAAGGCGCGTATGGCTTCTGAAGGCAACAACCGTCTTCTTGCCAAGTACGGTGGTCACGATACCGGATCAGGCCGTTTGCCTTATGCGGCGGGCGGTGCGGTCACGGGCAAGGCGTCCGCAGCAAAATACGCCTCCGGTGGTCCGGTCATGGATGGCGATGCAGCGGCTCCCCGCCTCGATCGTCCCGGCCGCATGAAGGCGTCGAAGAAAGACGCCAAGGGCAGCAAAAAGGGCACCAACGTCAACGTCATCGTCATGAGCGGTGGCAAGCCTGATGCTGCAGCACCCATGTCGCCTCCGATGCCGCCCCCGGATGCCGGCCCGATGCCGCCGCCTCCGATGCGTGCGTTTGGTGGCAAGGTGGTCGCGCGCAAGCACGGCGGTCGGGTCAAGCACGACGACGAAGCGCAGGACAAGAAGCTCATCAGCAAAATGATGAAGGAGCACGACGCCAAGGAGCGTAAGCACGGTGGCCGTGTCCATATGAAGGCTGGCGCAGGTTCTGGTGAAGGCCGCCTCGAGAAAGAAGAGGAATACGGCGAATGAGCAAGAAGGCTGCAAAGCCGGTCACATGGGTCGAGCCGCCGGTTGTCACGGAACTTGAGCCAGCGTCCGCCAAGATCCTTCTCTGCGGAACCTGCAAGCACTGGTCGCACACGGGTGCTTCGTTTGGACAGTGCATGTTGAGCGGTCGGTATTCTTCAGCCCCCATGATCACAACCGACAGGGCAAGTTGTTCCTCCTGGACTGAATGAGCAACAGCCTAGACACCAAATTCGCCCGCATATTTGAGCGCCGGGTGAACGAAGTCCTGATTGAACACCAACGTAATCTAGCTGACGGGTCAGCAACCCGGGACGACGCATTCTCAACCGCGATGGAATACGCGCGGATGAGGGGGATCATTACTGCTCTCCAGAGCGTCCTGACTTATCTCAATGAGGCCGAAGACGAACTCTTTGGTCGTAAGCGCAAGGGTGACTAATGGTCGACATCGCAAGCCGTAAAATCACAAGTGTGGGTATCGGTGCGCGTATGCGTATGGTTCATGCCGAAGACCCCAAGCAGAAGTTAAAAGACGAGATCGGGACTGTTCCTGACGAGATCGTCATGTTCACGCGCATTTTGGTGGCCGTCTATCGGCGTCCGGAAAAGACCGCAGGCGGCATCATTCTGACGGATCGCGCAACAGACGAAGACGTTTGGCAGGGCAAGGTCGGCTTGGTCATCAAGAAGGGCCCGCTGGCTTACCAAGACGACGAGGTCACCAAATTCCACGGCCACGAGGTCAATGAAGGCGACTGGGTCTGGTTCCGTCCCTCGGATGGCATGGCCTGCCAGGTCAATGGCGTTCCCTGCCGCATCTTTAAGGAAGAAGGCATCATTGGCCGCATCAACCACCCTGACGAGGTGTGGTGATGGCCGACGACATGCAAATCGTTATCGACGACGCAGACGTCGAGGAAATCCTTGCGGAGCCCAAGAAGGTTGCTCCCAAGCAAGTCGCCAAGCCTGTCTTCGACGAAGACACCTTCAAGAAGCGAGAAACCGAATACGAGCAGCGGCTGGCGGACGAACGCCGCCGCCGTGAGGAGGCCGAAAAGCTGGCCTCCGAGCGCGGCAAGGACGCCCAGAAACTTGGCGCCTACGCAACGCAGACCGAATACCACGTCATCGCCAACGCCATGCACGCCAAGCAGCGTGAGGCCGAAAGCTATGAACGGGTTCTGAAGGAAGCGCTTGAGATGGGGGACGCGGCCAAGGCCGCCGATGCCCAGCGCAAGATTGCCCGCGTTGAAACGGAACTGAGCAAGCTCGAGGACGGTAAGGCCGAGATCGAGGCCCGCGTCAGATCCATGACTGCGGCTGAACCCGAAAGAGAGCGGCCCAAGGAGCAAACGCCGGACGATTACATCGACAGCATGCCGGCAACGTCACGGGCGTGGCTCAAAGAACATCGCGAGTACGTAACTGACCCCAAACTGCACTCCAAGATGCTGGCTTATGCCAACGTCGCGGTAGCAGAGGGCATCACCCCGCACACGCCGGAGTTCATTGAGTTCCTGAACGAAAAGCTGGGCTTTTCTGGCGGTGATGAGGATGGCGGGTCGCCTGTTGATGAAACCGTGGTCGCGGAAGAAAAGCCCATCAAGCAAAAGCCGCGCGCAACTGCGGCACCTGTGAACCGTGGCGGCAGGCATGCGGCGATCATGTCCATCAATGTCAATGAACTGAAACCAGACGCCAAGCTCAAATTTCACCCCGAAGTGGAACGTCGGTTCGCCCGTGTGGCAGCCGAGATGGGCACAAGCGTCGAATCCTACAAGCGCGGGGTCATTAAGGGCATTCAGGAAGGCAAACTTCCTAAGAATTACGCCGATCCCGATTACGTGCCAGGAGCAAACTAATGGCAGTCGCCGCAAAGAAGACCGCAGCAGGCCGCACGCAGACGCAGGAAGACAAGGCAGAGGCCGTCATCATTGGCCGCGAAATACAGCCGCCCAAGAACCGCGCCGTTGCCCTTGGCCGCGACGGCAAGCCGATCTGGCGCCGGATGCGGGATGACAACACAGACCAGTTCTATGTTGACCCAGCACTGATCCCGGATGGCTGGTGCTACGAGTGGAAGCGGGAAAGCGTTTACGGCTGGGAAGACAAGCAGCATCAGGTCAAGCTGAACCTCAACGGCTGGACGCCTGTGCCTGCTAGCCGGCACGACGGACTGTTCATGTCGCCCGGACACGATGGCCCGATCCGTCGTGAAGGCATGATCCTGATGGAAATCCCGCAAGCCCTCAAGGACGAGGCTCTGCGGGAGGAACGCAAGAAAGCCAACGATCAGCTTCGTGGTAGTCGCTCGACGGGCGCTATCATCGGCGGCGCCACTACCAGCATCACGGACTTTGAAAACGCATCCGCTCGAGGCTCGAACTTCGTTCGTGGCGAGCGCATGCCGATCCAGAATGACGCCAAGTACGAGTACGTCATCGACGAATAGGGCCATGTGAAACAGCAAATTGTTTCACGAGAAACCCGACAGTTCCTCTCTACAGTACCTAGCCGCGCTGGCTAGATGTTCCTGCCCCCGGCGGTGCCGGTTTGCGTTTCTGCGGCAGTTGATGAGCGCCTGACGTTTCAGGCTTTTCGCAACCAACCTCGGAAAAACGCAACATGGCAAACACCAATGCGCCGTTTGGGCTTCGGCCCCTCATGGCCGGTGGCTCAGCGCCTACCGGCTTTGCCAACTGGACCCGTAAGAACGGGATTCTCTACAACAACGCGACCGCCATCTACTCCGGCGATCTCGTGCAGACGCTGTCCACCGGCTATCTGGGTCAGTGGACGGCAACGACTGCCGCCTCGCAATGCGCAGGCGTCTTCGTCGGCTGCGAGCGCTATTCCACGTCGCAGAATACGAAATACTACTCGCCCTATTGGCCGGGCACCGATGCGGCATCTGGAACGGTTGATGCGTTCCTGATCCCCATCCAGCAGGCCGCCAACATGATGTTCGTCATCCAGACGGATGGCACGGGCATCACGGTTGCCGACATCGGCGCAAATGCCGACATCGTCGTTGGAACCGGCAGCACGTCTGGCGGCTGCTTCTCCGGGTCGTACCTCGACACCGGCACCCTCAACACCACCGCGACGCTCCCACTGCGCATCATGGACCTGTGGTCCAACTGGTGCCCGGTAGGCCCCGGCACGCAAGCCGGCGCTTACAACTGGGCCGTCGTCTCCATCAACATGACCGGCCAGACCGGCATCTAATCCCGGCCAGCAGGAAAGGGTAACCAACCATGGCTATTAATTTGGCTGCGATCCGGGATGAGCTCCGCCCCGGTCTCTACGAAGTCGCTGGCGAGTACGACAACATCCCAGCGCAGTACAAGAAAGTCTTCAAGTCCAAGCAGTCGACGATGGCGATCGAGCGCAAGGCTCAGATGGCATTCCTCGGCTACGCGGCCTTGAAGCAGGAAGGCGGCTCGACCCAGTTCGATAATTCCGCCGGCCAGCGCTGGTTCTATAACGCTGAGACCTACGAAGTGGGTCTCGGCTACGCGATCACGCGCAAGGCCATTCGCGACAACCTGTATAAGTCGGAATTCAAGCCGACCAATCTGGGTCTCGCGAAGTCCTTCAAGGAGTTCTGGGAATACCAGTGCTTCAACATCTTCAACAACGGCACGACGTACGACGCGACCGTTGGTGGCGATGGCAAGGCGCTGTTCGCGACGGATCATCCCGTTGACCAGGGCACGGCGTCCAACACCTTCTCCGTGCAGCTGGACCTCAACGAAAGCTCTCTCCTTCAGGCATGCATCAACATCCGCGCAAACTGGGTGGATGAGCGCAACCTGAAGATCAAGGGGCGCCCGCGTGAGGATGGCCTCATGGTTCCCGTCAGCCTGATCCCAACGGCTGAGCGTCTGACCAAGAGCGAATTGCGCCCCGGCACCGCTAACAACGATGTCAACGCACTTCGCGGCATGGAAGGCGGCGTCCGCAACTACATGGCAGTCGACTACCTGACCTCGAACTACGCTTGGTTCGTTCTCACGGAAAACGACGGCCTGATCTTCTTCGAGCGCGATCCGTTCGAGACGGATATGTGGGTGGATAACATGACCGACAACCTGTTGGTCAAAGGCTATCAGCGCGCAACTCCGACTTACAACGATTGGCGTGTGGCCTACGGGTCGTTCCCGACCTCGTAAGGCAGAACCGAACAAGCGGCGTAGGGTCATGCCTACGCCGTTCTCACGCAACGGACGCTCAGAAGGAGCAAAGCCTTGACGCTTACAAACTTCCCTGACGGCATTACCTCTTTTGGTATTCCCGTCGTCGGTGGGATCGGAGGCATCCCGCTCACCGGCACTTGGTACTTCGTCGACCCTGCCAACGGGTCCGACGGCAACGATGGCACTTCTCCGGAATCGGCATTTGCAACGCTCTACCGAGCGCATGCAAAGATGACCTCGGGGAAGAATGACGTTTGCGTGCTGATCGGCAACGGCGCTGCATCTGGCACGGCGCGTCTTTCCAAGGCGCTGGCGCAGACGATCGACTCGTCGGCCACGACCGGCACGCTTGCCTGGACGAAAAGCGCTTGCCACCTCATTGGCGTTACGGCGCCAACGAAGGTCGCACAGCGTGCGCGCATTGCGCCGCCCAGCGGAACCTATACGCAATCCACGTTCGGTTCCGGCAACTTTGTTACGGTATCCGGCCAGGGCTGCATCTTCGCGAACATCTCGTTGTTCAACGGGTTCTCGACGGGCGGCACGAACCAGATCTGCTGGACCGACAGCGGCGGCCGCAACTACTACTACAACGTCAACTTCGGCGGCATGGGTGACGCAGCCTCTGCCGCGGATGCGGGTAGCCGGTCGCTGAAGATTTCGGGCTCGACGGGGGAGAACACCTTTGTCGGCTGTGAGATCGGTCTGGATACGGTGACGCGGTCGGCCGCAAACGCCTCTGTTGAGTTTGCCAGCGGCACGCCTCGAAACACGTTTGTCGACTGCAACTTCCCCTTCATGACCTCTGCTTCAACGCCGCTGGGGATCATCACCTCGGCAGCGGCAAGCATGGATCGCTGGCAGAAGTTCGATCGGTGCACGTTCATCAACGCCGTGCAATCCACGTCGACCACCATGTCCGGTCTTTCCACGCTCGCAGCTTCGTCTGGCGGTCTCATTCTGATGAAGGATGCGACGCTGGTTGGAATTACCGAGTTTGGCACGGACGCCACGTCGCGCGGTCAGATCTACGTCGATGGCGGCGCACCCACGGCAGGCACCACTGGTATCGCGGTCACCCCAACCTGATGAGGTAGGACGATGAAATCCTGCGGCTCGAAGTACAAGATGGGTGGCAAGGTTCGCAACGTCGGCGGGGTGAAGGCCCCGCCGTATGGCGAAAACTCCAAGATCATCAATCAGGCCAAGGAACCCACAAACAAGGTGCAAGTGCTTGGCTCCCAGGCCAGCATGCGCCTTGATCGCCCAGCCAAGACCAAAACAAAATAGACCTTCCGCCACAAAGCCGAGCGCTTGTTGAGCGCCAGGCGGAAGGACTGCGGCTACTGCCCCACAGACAAGCCGCAAGCGCGCCATTGTTTGGCGTTCTGGCAATGGCGTGCTTGCCAGCCCAATGGCCACCCCAACCAACGGACTAATCGAACATGAGCCGACCCATTACCGTTCAGGTGGGACCACTGGCGGCATCGTCAGCCACCAAGATCTCTGCATCACAAAAGGCCAACGGCGCGGTTGCCCTTGTGCTGAATGGTGCAGCAGCGGACGCTTCCGCAAATAACATCTGCACGTCACAGACGCCGGCTGGCTCTGGCGCGCTGACGCTCAACGGATCAACCGTTTCGGGCGGCGTGGCATATCTGCCCTATACGCGGCGGGTTTACGTCACCAGCGCAGGCGATGACAGCGGGCGGACGTTTACGATTGTCGGCACGCGCAACGTTCTTTCCGGCCCGCCCGTAGCCGTAACTGAAACCATCACGGGCGCCAATGCCTCAACATCATCGACAAGTAAAACCTTCGACACGGTAACGTCAGTCACGATCTCCGGTGCGGCGGCGGGTGCCGTTACTGTCGGCATGAACGGGCTTGCAACGCTCGACACGGCGCGGCGGGTGCTGATTACCTGCGGCGGCAATGACACCGGCATCACATTCACCCTCACCGGGACGGATTGGGCGGGAAGCCCCATCAGCGAAACCATCACGGGCGTGAGCGGATCGACCACCTACAGCGTCCTTGATTACCTGACGGTTACAAGCATCACCACCAGCGGCGCTGTCGCAACGGTGGTGTCTGTCGGCACGAACGGTGTCGCCTCGAGCCCGTGGGTGCGTTTTGACAACTACGCGGCAGCGGCACAAGTTGCCATCCAGCTAACGGTCAGTGGTACCGTCAATTACACGCTGCAGCAGACGTTGGACGATCCCAATCGCACCACCAACAACGTCGTCACCAACACGTATCAGACGGCGCGATCTGCTGTGACGTGGGTGAGTTCAAGCGACAGTAACGCGGTCGGCGCGACGAGCACCATTCAGACCAACTACTCCATGGTTCCGGTCTTTGCCCGCGTTCTGCTCAACAGCAGCACGGGTAGCGGCTACGTCACGGGCACCTTCGTGCAGGCCTACACCTACTAATGGCCGGACTGACCAACGCGACGGGGCTGAATAACGGGACCGGCCTGGCGCCGACCTCCGGCCTTAATGCGTTCACCGGCCTGACGGACGGCGGAAGTTCACCACCCCCGACCGGAACCATCATGATCACTGAGACCAGTGACACGATGATCTCCGAGACTGGCGACACTATGATCGCGGAAGCTTAAAACATGGCAACGGTTAAATGGTCGGCCTTTACGTCGGGAACGACGATTACGGGCTCCGACATCGCGGTTGGTCTGCAAAGCGGGGCAAACGTCCAATGGACGATGACCCAGCTTAAAACGTGGACCAGCGCAAGCCCCACTCTGGTAACACCGACCCTTGGCGTTGCGACCGCAACATCAATCAACAAAGTTGCGCTCACTGCCCCAGCAACTGGTTCGACCCTTACCATTGCGGACGGCAAAACGCTGACGGCAAGCAACAGCATCACGCTTGCAGGCACCGACGCGACGACAATGACCTTCCCCGGCACGTCGGCAACGATTGCTAGGACGGATGCGGCCAATACGTTCACGGGCGCCCAGACGATCGCTGGCGGCACGGTCAACGGCACCGTTCTTGACATCTCCCAGACATGGGGCAGCACGGGCACCTATACCGGCATCAGCTACGATGTAACGGACAGCGGGCCTGCGAATGCCGCGTCTTTGCTTGTAAATTTCAGGGTCGGTGGGAGTAGCAAGTTCAGCATAAACAAGGCTGGAACCGTAACGTTTTCAAACGGCGTCGCATTTAGCAATGCATCGGGTGCCGATATGGGGACAAATTCCATAATTAGAATTGGTTCGCTTCAATTGGGGCCCGGAAGCGACGCTATTATTACGCGCGCTGACGTTGCGACGTTTCAATTAGGTGCCGCTGACGCCGCGAGCCCGGTTGCGCAAAAATTAAGAGTGCAGAGCAGTTCCAGCACAAACAACAATGGCGTCGATTGGACGATAATCGGTTCAAAGTCTGCAGGCTCTGGGACATCTGGGAACATTATCTTCAAAACTGGTGCAACTGGCGCCGCATCGGGCACAACCAATACAACTGTAACTGCGCTCACAATAACGCCGGCCACCACCAACAATACCAACACCGGCTATCCTAGCGTTGTGGTTGGTGCAGGCGCCGCCGTCGCGACAAACGCAACAGACGGCTTTCTTTACATCCCGACGTGCGCAGGTACGCCTACTGGTACGCCAACAACTCAAACTGGTGCCGCGCCGCTTGTCGTCGATAGCTCAAACAACAAACTTTACGTTTTCGTCGGTGGTGCCTGGACGGCAATGAACTAAGGAGCAAAAAATGGCTTCCATATCTGCAACGATGACCATGACCACAGGCGAGACGGTAACGCGAACGGCAACCGTCGCAGATCAAGACGTTATCGACCTGATCACTATCCTTGCGGTAAAATACGGAATGACGGAATCTACGTCGCAGGACATTTTTGCGCGTTGGTTCTCCGATCACGTCTCAGACACCATGAATGCGGTCAATCAATACCGCCAGCAGCAGGCAGCCTCTGCCGCCGCAGCAGCGGTTACGCCGATTTCATTTACGCTAACCTAAGAGGACAGAATGACCTTCAAACCCTTCAGCATTGAGATCACATCTGAGCAAGAAGCCAACGCCTTTGCCCAAATCCTTGACTGGGCCGTAAGGCATGCCGGCCTTCAGGGCGCAACCAGCGTCGCCGTATTCCAGCAGAAGGCGGTTCAGGCCCAGCAGGCAGCGGAAAAGAGCGAGGCGCCGGAACTGGATCTTGTTCCAGCCAAATCCAACGGCCACGAAGCGCGGGTGAACTGAGATTTCCACCTCATCCACATACGCATTCAATCCCGCGGGCTCCAGCCTTGTGTTGACGGCATTCGCGCGCATGGGTATCCGGCGTACGGAGATCATCGCTCAGCACATGGCGGACGCCGAGCAGGAAATGAACCTGCTGCAAGTGGAGTTCGGCAACCGCCAGCCCAACCTGTGGCTAGACGAGCTTTACTCGGTCTCCCTGACCTCGGGGACGGCAACCTACACGCTGCCGGCCCGCATGATTGCCATTCAGGCGGCATATCTCACCACGACCAGCGGCGGCGTCAGCACCGATCGAATTCTCTGGCCCATCTCGACGTTTGAATATGCAGCCCTCCCAGACAAGACAGACACGGGGCCGCCGACATCATTCTGGTTGAATATGCAGATAACGCCACAGATCACCCTGTG